CTAATACCATTATCACCTCTTTTGATATTAGAAATAGCTTCTTTTCTTACCAGCTCAAGCTCTTTAATATCAGAGGTGTAATCTCCTTCAAGTCTGTTTAAAGCTGCGATACGTTTGTTTATAATAGTATCTATCTCTTTAACACCCTCATCTATAGTCATAGACATTTTAGAGTTGTTTAAGCCTTTCTTACCAGACTCTTTATGATCTTTTATAATAACTTCCTCTACATATACATCTGTAGCTTTATCCATTATTTCTTCTTCTGTAGGATTTTTATTTCCTTCTGAATCAAGCCTGTCAACCGCTTCTGCTTTTATTCTAAGAACATTATCATTGTTTTTTTCATCAGCAGCGTACAGAACAAATGGATCTCCAAAAGTAGATGGAGTTAAAAACACTTCTAGCTGAGAATCAAAATAAGCCATTTGAGACTGAAGAGTTTTAAGTTTTTTATCTTTAACTTTTTTTGTTAGGTTTTTTTGGTTTTGAATACTTTCAGCTTTAGACCTTAAAACCTCTTGCATTTGGAGAATGTTAAAATATTCTGCAGTTCCTAAACGACTTAAACCTTTTACTCTTTTTTCTGTTGCTTTAAAATGAATTTTAATATCATTATTTAACTCTGATATTTGTTTATTGTTAGCGTCTATATCTTCTTGATTTCTACCTAAAGCATCTACACCGTCTTTGCTTTTATCCATAGACTTTTGTATCTGTACGTTTTGCCTTTGAAGTCTTTGTATTGTTTTATTTTTTTCTCTAACAATTTGATTTTGCTCAAATGTATTGTACTTTGCTAGATACATACCTTTAGCAAATGGAACCGTTGATAATGTAGTACCAAACATTAAACCAGAAAACATCATGTGGTCTAAGTTTTCATGCCAAGGTCTTTTGTCAATTAAGTTTTGGGTTATACCTGTTAAACCTTCAGCAATAGGCTCACCAGCAATACCCAACGCTAACAAGTCTATATTTTCTTTAAAGTAAGTAGATCTGTTCATTTTACCAAGAGAAGTTATTTTAGAGCTTGATCTAAAACCTCTTTCAGCGGCTCTTATAAGAGGAAGAGTTGTAGCATAGTTAAAAACAGATTCTGCAGTTGCGTAACCTTGAGTGTTCCACCACATTTGACTTGCTGTTAGCTTTTCACCGCCAGGCATATTGTTTTTAGCAACTAAATTGCTATACCTATTACCTGCTGACCCAGCGTGTAAAACACTAATTCCAATACCTGGTATTGCTAAAGTAGCAAATATAGGGGCTTGAGTGATAGTTTCTTGAAAAGCAAACTTTGCAAAAGACCCTACGCTTTTAAAAGCATCTTTAAACTGTATGTTTTGACTATAACTCCCTTCAACTTTTCTAAAATAATTTTTTATACCAGCAATAGTCTCTTCTGTTTTTTTGTTTGAGTAGTTTGACCCACCAAAAGTAACACCTAAACCATAAGGAACATCAACTAAAAATCTTTCAGCAAAACCAGTAGCTAAAAAAGCTAATGACTTTTCAACGTCATTATATATTTTACTAGCAATTTCAGTAGCCATTGGATTATCTATGTATGTAGGAAGTTTTTCCATAACATCTTCCTCCATTCCTTTTAGCTCTTTATGTTTTTTAACTAAAGCTTTTTGTAAACCACTTATTTCTTTTAATACTTTTTTAGGAACCACTTGTCCACTATCTAAAAAAGCCAGATCGTCATCAATAGAAACAGGGAAGTTGTATTCAGGGTCGTTAAGTTTTTCTATGTAGCTATTAAACTTTTTAGCACCTTTACTTTCTTCAAATTCACTTTTAGATATTTCAAGCATTGAAAGATCTGTTTTAAAATCAATATCAAACTCTCTTGCGGCTAATTCATACTTTATGTTCAATTGGCTTTTTCCACCAAAAAACCAACTATCAGTATTGTCTACTCCATTTTCCTCCCAATATTTCTTTAATGCTTCTCTTTTTATATCTAACTTAACATAGTCTAAAGCTTTTTCTTCAATTTCCTCTCTAGTTATATCAGATAAGTTTTTACCGTCAGGCATGTTGTTTTTAAAATAACCTATAGCTTGATCTATTTGTTTTTGGTAAGGTTGATTCTTTATAATCATTTTTCTAGGAGGTGTCATTCCTAGTTTACCTTGCTGAACGTATTTAACTTCTTCTGTTTCTTTAAACAATGTTTTGTCATTATACTTCTTTTCAACACCATCTATAGAAGGTTGTATAGATTTTTTTACTTCTTCATTAACCTTGTTAAATATAACGGATCTTTCTTTTTTACTAGCATCATAAAGACTTATGTTTTGCTTTGTAGTGTGTTCTTCTACAAAACCAACTAATGTGTTGTAAGATTTTAACCTACCTTGCTCAGAAGTTGGGGAGTTTGGCCCACCATAAAGATTTAAACCGTCTATGTTAACATCAAATGAAGCTGAGTTTTTACCATCTTTAGTACTGATTTTAATTGCTGACAAACCGCCACTCTCATCAGAGCCAAACCACTCACCATTAAAACTAAACTGAGGGTATTTTTCCGTTAGCACGTTTAAAACGTCAACCTCTCCTTTATTGAAAAAAGGGTAGTCTATAGTACCATCGCTCTTTTTTTCTTGCAACCACTCGTTGTCGTTAGGTATTTCAACAACAGGTTTTCCATCAACTTCTTTTATATTTTTAGGGTCAACTTTTTTAGGAGCTCCTTCTTCAGTTGGGCCTAAAGGTTTTTTCTTAAGCTCAGAGTCTATGTTATCAATTGTTTCAAAAGGCTTTCCAGCATTTGGGTCAATTTTAACAGGCTCAATAGTTCCATCGTCTATAGCAGGCGCGGAAGGATTTAAGTAAGGATCTTGTACTTTTGGTTTTTCTTTACCACTAACCTCTACTTCGGGAAGCATAGTTGGTTGTTGAGACGCTTGTGCTATTTTAGGTTCTTGAACATCAATAGGTATTTGTTTGGGTGGTAGTGGTTCTGGAGCAAAGTCAACTTCAGGTGTTATAACTGGAGCAACCATAGTAGCGTCTGGTTTTACAGTTATAGGGTCTTTTTGCTCTATTTTCTTTTTGTTTTCTTCTTTAACGCGGTTCATATCCATCCACGCTTTTCTACTTTTTCTACCCCAAACACCGTCAGCTCCAGAATCACCAAGATCAAAACCATCATCAATTAACTGTTGTTGTTTTTCTTTGTATGTTCTTTTGTTTATAGTTCCGTAAGCCTCGACACCACGCCTAGTGACATGCCCAGTATCTGGATCAGTCCACTGTGGATTTTTTTTAGCCTGCTCGCTGTCTTTATCATACAAAACCTCGTCTAAAGGTTTGTCGCCATAAGCAGGTAAAGCAACTGTCATATAAGGTGCTGATCCTTCTTTATGATTTCTATCAAAATATTTTTCAACTAAATCAAGCTGTCCTAGCTCGTCCATTTCTAAAAGCTTACTGTGATCAAAGCCCATGTCCGTAGCTGTTGAGTCCATAAACTGTATAAGACCAGTAGCTGAAGATTTTGGGTTTTTAGCGGTTATATCAAAGTTTGACTCATTCTCAATAGTAGTCAATAGTTCTTCTGAAGAAAAACCAAACTTCTCTGCAATTGAGTTTACCTTATCTTCTACGCCAGGTATTTTAAGAAATTCGTCTTTAGTTAACTCTGCCATGTATTAAAGTTGTGTGTTTTTTGATCCTAATTCTAATTTAAACTTTTCTATTAATGTTTGTTGGTACTCTTGAAAAGTTTGCCCAGCTGTTGGCTCTAAAGGCATTTTTTTAATTACTTGATTACTAGCTACTCCATCAATTGAAATCCTTTTACTAATTTGGTATTCTTTTTTACCGTCAACTTCCACCAAGTCAACAGTGTAACCAGGTTTTATTCTACTTAATTTTCCTAAATCAAAAGCTCCATTTTCACTATAGTTTTCTGCGGTTAATAGGTTTGGATCTGTTCTAAAAGCTTCATCAACTTGTCTATTTATAACTTGAGCTGTTCCTTGGTTATATTTGTTATTACCCTGTGAGTGTGAGCTTTGTTGAAGGTCTAAAGCTATAGTTGATGATAAAGCGTCTTGAGCAAACTCAGTATTGTATAATGGATTTTTAGGGTTTGTAATAGCATCTACTAATTCAGACATGCTGTTCGTATATTTTTCACTTTGTTCGTTTGCAATAAGCATTTGCATGTCTGACGTAGAAACCCCAGGAATACCATCAACATCAGCTAAAGACGTTAAGTTAGGGTTTTCTTGAAGAGATTTTAATATAGCATTTTGAGCCTCTGGGTTATTCATTAAAACGTCTTTAAAAGTACCCATTTTACCATCTGACATTTTAAAAGCTTTTTTTCTTGAAAAATGATTTATATCAATATCCTCTGATAATAGATTTTCAGTTATTTTTTGAGTAGCACTTCCAAACTCAAATTCTTGACCTAAAGATGCGTTTTTATAAATATCTTTTCTTAAACCACTCATAAAAACAGCGTCATCTTTATCTGTATTTTCTTTTATATGCTCACTTTTCCATTGCTTCCACGGTACAGCCTCATCACTTCCTTTAAATTTTATCATCAATTGGTTGCTGTCACCATAACTTAACTCATAACCATCATCTTTATTAAAGTTGTCTACAAATCTTTCTTTAGTGCCGTCACGTCCAACCCCATCTCCACCAGAACTTTCAAGAGTTTTAAACATGTCTGGGTTTTGTATGAAATTATTAACCGTTGTGCCAAAGTCCTTGCCTTCTACTCCCATCATTTTAGTGTCTGCTTTTGCTTTTTCTTTCTCCATAGCGCTTAAATTGTTCCAGTTAAGGTTTGAGAAATAAGATTTACCAGCAGCCATAAACTTTTTATCACCAATACCAGCATAGGCAAGATTACCCATAGCTGTTTTTAAGTCTTTATCAACCGTTCTTGCTGCTGCAGCTTTTTTAGCTTGCATAGTTATACCTCCAACTAAAGACTTAGTTATAGAAGCACCTTCCATCATTGAAATTTTAGTAGTGTCTTTAGTAGCGTTTGCCATAGATGCTCTGTAAGCTCCGTCTACTAATGCTTTATCTGCTGCCATATTTATTGTTTTTTATTTTATACCACCTAAAGCTGATCCAGCTATACCAAACAAGCCTTGTGTCATAGCTGATTGAGCTGCCATTTGATTTGCATAACCTTGTTGAACTGAAGCGTTTGCCCCAGCTGATTGACCTTGAGCCATACCAAGTAAAGTTGCTTGTCTATCTCTTTCTGCTTGTTCCATAGCTGCTTGTCCACCAGCACTTGCCATTTGAAGCCTAGCGTCTTCACCCATTATTGTTTGCTGTATTCTAGAATCTTCTCCTCTTATCATACCTTGTATTCTACTTGCTTCTTGAGCCTGTAGTCTTGCGTTAGCAGACTCTTGTTGTCCTATAGACGCAGAGGATGCCGAAGCTTGTTGTGATGCTTGGTTTGCTAATGTTTGTGCTAGACCAGCTATACCAGAACCACCAGCTGCTCCTCTAAGCCCAGACATTATGTTGGCACTGTTTTGCTGTGACTGTCTTTGCATGAAATCAGCCTGTTGAGTATTAACTTCTAGGTCTTCCATACTGTTTTCCATTCCAGCAAATTGATTTGTCATACCTCTAAAATTATTATCTAAATCAGCATATGGGTTATTAAACTCCATGCTTCTATAAAGATCTGTTTCTTTTTCCAACCTTTGATCCATTATTGCTTGACGAGCCAAAGAAGCTTCAGTATTTCTTCTAGCCATAGCTCTACCTTTTTTAGCAGAGCTTAAACCCAATAAACCACCAGCTATAGCCACAGCTGCAAATGGAAATGGCGGCATAGCTTTTATAACTTCAGGTATGTATTGTATTAATTCAATTGATTCTATCATTATTCTGTGTTTGTTTATTTATAATTACACTTTTTATGCGTTATTTACTACTTAAAGTGATTTGAGAACTAACAGCAAAAAGTTCTGATTGTTTTGCCGAGTCATTAACCATTTCTATTTCTGAGTAGTAACCAGATATACCAGACGTTTCTACCTCTGTGTTTTTGCCAAAAAATACGTAGTCACCAGAGACTGGTAGTATTTCAGTTCCAGTTGTCTGAACATCTATTGTGTATGTAGTGGCTCCTGTAACAACTGCTATACACTCACCTAGTTTTACTACGCCTCCAACCTGTTTACCTGTAACGTCTATTTTAGTAAAGTAAACTAAATCCCAAGAACCTTTATCTGTAATATAACTACTAGAGCTAGCCACAGTAGCTGTTTTAGCTTGTAGAGAGACGTTTACTGGGTTTGGTAATGTTATTTGTATTACTGCCATGTTAGTTTGTTAGATTCATTATTATAGTTGCTTCATTACTATTCTGATAACCGTCATTTACTTTAAATTTAAAATCAGTAGCTGTAGTGCTGTTTGCTGGTTTTTGATATTTTACAACTTTAGTTCCAGGAGGTAATACCGTTGGTACACTTGTGATAGCTGTGTTTTCTTCTCCGTATTTTAAAGTTCCATGACTAGCATCTCCAGAAACAGTTAACGGTAGTTGTGTTATAACGTATATCAAACTATCACTTTCGGCATCAGTAGCAGGAAGACTTACATTGACAGGGTCATTTGATGGAATAGACTGAGCAGCTACACTAACAGCTACAGGCGCTTCGTTTAAAGCTATTATATTATTTGCCAATATACTAACAGTATCATTAGCTGATCCACTCTTGTTTATACCAAACCTACCTATTATAGTTGCTACCGGTGCAAACGTTAAAGTAGTACCGCTTGCAACTGTAGCGCCAGGAGCCCCGCTTAATACTAAAGCAGTTCCTGTTATAGAAGCAACAGTTACAACATTGTTAATATTTGTACCTGTTACTTTCATGCCTGGTTTTATAGCAGCGTTAGTGCTAGACAATGTTATTGCCGTTGTGCTACTGTTTCCAGATGTTGTTCTTGTAGTTCCTTGACTTAACGATCTTTCTAATCCAGTTATTTTAATGTCTGTACCGTTTGTTAATATAGCACCTTGCCCGCTTATAGATTCAATTCCACCAAGATCAGACGTGTTGAATGAACCTATTGTTTTTATAGGTCGTATAGTAGCGGTTCCAGCAGCGTTTACTCCAGCGGCAGCATTACTACTTACGTAAAAAAGAATATCATCTGAGGTTTGTCTTACGGTGTTGCCAGGTATTGTATGAACTATGTTGTTTCCAGATATTACAAAATCACTACCAGATTGTGTTGTGGATAGTGTTGTTACTGTGTTGATGTATTGATATATTATTATACTTGTTGGTGAAGTTAAGCTTCCAGAAAAAGATTCACTAGCTATTTCAGTTAGAGTAACAGTGTAGTTTGCTGGAGAGGAAACCCTAGGAAATGTAATTGGTAAAACAAACTTACCGTTACCGTCTAATGTTGCTGTAAAAGAACCAGTGGCACCTATAGTTAAAACAGTGTTTGCATCTAAAGACTTAGCAGCACTTAGAGTTAACGTTGTACCACTTATAGCGGCAACAGTAACACTAGCACCAACACCAGTACCGGTAACACTCATACCTACAAATATTTTAGGGTTTGAAACTGTTAAAATAACAATAGTAGAGCTTGAAGAAGCTGTTTTAACACTAGCTGATGTTGATGTTAAATTACTACCACCTGTTACCTTAGCTAAAACACTAAAAGAAACACCTGCATCTCCATATACAAGTAAATTTCTTTTTTCACCACCTTGTTTTATTGAATTTTCTTTTAAGTCATAACCGTAAACATTAGTAGTAGTGTCAGAGTGGATTCTTTTAGCTGTTGCAAAAAACTTCACTACGTCTTGCGTTGGTTGTGTTAAACCGTAAGTGTAGTTAACAGTGTACGCTCTAGATGTTAAGTTTTTGTTTTTAACACCATTACTTGGAGTGTCAACAAAAGTAAAGCTATAGCTACCTCTGCTTGTGCCAGAGAAATCTATAGTTGGAGGAGTTGTAAAAACAAAACCAGCTTCAGAAGTAATTGTTTTGCTAAAAACATTAGCAGTTGTAAAAGGCGTTCCAGCGGTAGAATAACTAGCGCCAAAAGTTTCTGTACAATTTTTTAAAGTTGATCTTATAATACCTGCCATTTATTTTATTTTTATGATTGAACAAGATTTGATGTTACAGCTGCTGAGAGTATAGATGTTAAATCATTAGCAGGCATTGTACCTGAAACAGGAACTGTTAACCTAATTACATTTGTAGCGGTGTTTTGATACGTATCTACATCATCAAAGGTTCCATCGCTTTTTATATAACCATCTTCTTTTACAACTGTACCAATATTAGTGCCTGGGTCAGAAACCTCAGTTATAGTAACACCACTAGCAATTTGATTCCATCTTTGACCACTAACTGATTGACCGTGTATATAAAACACTTGGTCATGGCTTGATATACTACCAGCCACTCTGTTTACTGTTATAGATGTATCAGCTGTTGTTAAATCTGTTAAAGATTTGTTTATTATAAACCTAGGATATAAGTTTGTGTTTTCTTTAACTATAGATATGTTTGACATGACAGCAGCAACATAAGCGCCTTTAAATATATCTAGTCTTTTACCTATAGCGGTAAACGTTGTTGATATTTGACCGTTAGCATTTCTTCTAGCTGTAGTTCCAACACCGCTAATATCTACAAAACCAACTTCATGAGTGTCTGTGGCTATACCACCACTTCCTTTTGTATAACCTGATATTGTAGCTGAAACTGTGTAAGTTTGTCCAGGAACTAGATCTGTAACAACACCTCTTAAAAATCTAACGCCACTAGGTGTAGTGCTTGATACCCCAAGACTTGACAAAGTTGCAACATTATTTGCTATTATTGTACCTGTTATTTGAGTTGTAGAATTCACTGTAAAACCCGCTGCGTTGTTAGTGCCTCCTATTGTTGCTGGTTGTATAGACCCAGCAGTTCCACTTGCAGCAAAGTCATCAGGGTTACCAATGGTATTAATGAAGCCGTAGTTAGCGCCAACCATAACTACTGATATAGCTTCGCTGGAAGGTATTAGCCTTGTAGTGTGAACATAGTTTGTTACGTGAGAGCCAGAAGTAACTGAAACACCAGAGCAAACACCTAAACCTTGCACGTTAAACTCTTTAGAGTCTAGGTTTGCTGTAGTTAGACTGGTTCCTTTAATATAATTAAACCATTTATTTTCTTTATCTAAAAACTGCTTAACCTCCGCAGACTGCATGTCTGTTTCTATAGATCTAGCGTACCAACCTGAAAGACTTAATTCACCATCATTGTTGTATTTTCTAGATTCAGTTCCTTCATAGTTTAATGTTTTAAAGCTTTTAACAATAGAAGGTTGGTCGTTAAAAATAAACTTAATACTTGAGTCATACTGAACACCATAGTAATTACCTCTCAACGTGTTGACCGTATGCTTCCAAACTTCACCGTTATAAAAAGTATAGTAGTCTCCAGATATTGATATTCCGTTTTCAGGTATAAAAGATTTTAAACTTGTCCAACCCCCAACGTTTTCACTAAAACTAACTGTTTTATTGTTTAAAGTTAAGTTGTATAAGTCTTTATTAATATCGTAACTACCAACTATTGTAGAGGCTTCGTTAAGATTGTCTTTAAAAAAGTCTTTCATACCTTTTTCAGATATGTCAGTTATACCATCACCAGAAAGTCTTAAAACTGAGTTTCTATCTTTATCTGAAAAATAAACTCTATAACCATAGCTAGCAAAAGACTCTGGGTTTGTTGATATACCATAATCACCAGCAAAAGGAACCGCTTGCCCTAACACGTTGTTTGTTGAGGTTATATTTACATTTCCATCAGCGTTGAACAAAGCATCTTTATTAGATAAAACTTTTAAAACTTTATTTTCACAAAAAGCTAATAAATTTGTGTTTCTACTAAATAATTTTTGAATTGAACCGTAAACAGGGTTTAAATCTTTTGTTATTTTTTCTGCTTGTATAAATTGATTTAAATTGTTTTGTGTACTTATGTTGTTGTATATTCCAGAGTATATAAAACTGTGTTTTTTATTCTCTTCCATATACTTATCTAGCATAGTAGTAGAAACTCTAGGCCCCTTGTCTATAGTGATAGCATTGAAATCATCTCTAAGTCTATTAGTTTCTACACCATTTCCAAAAGAATAACAATTAAAATACTCTAACTTTGTTGGTCTTATTTTTATACCATTAAAAAAAGCAGAATCACTTGCTCTAGGCGTATAATCAAGCTGTCTCATGTTACTCCCACCGTCTGTTTGCGACACACTGTTGCCAACTAAGACAGTAAACTCTTGAGATAAGTCTACATCACCATTTTCATCTTTAGTAAATATAGTTATTTTATGCCCAGCTGGTATTCCATCGCCTATACCGTCTATTTTCACATTTAAAGCAGAGGAACCAGCGTTACCAGGGTTGTTAGTCATAACAGATGACTCGTAGTTTACTGAAGTTATAATAGCGTCACCAGCTAAAGGAGAGTACGTTGGTCCTAAACCAACAACATCTCCACATGAAACAAACATATTTGGCTTTATAATTACGTCAGAGTTTGAGGTTTCGTAATAAAGATTTGTATCTATAGCTTTTTGAGGTTCTACTTCAAACACGGCTGGGTTTTCACTAAAGAAAGTTTCTCCAACAGGATCAGTATCTATTTTTAGTATTTCAAGCGTAGAGGTTTTGTTCAAACCTGGGTTTGTTCCCATAGCGTACATTCTTCCAGTATTAGAACTACCGTCTTGATTTGTTGCAGATGTAGGCGACCAAGTTATAAGCTTGTTTAAGTCTATATCATATCTCCAGCCTTGATTGTTTTTATTGTTAAAATCACTAGCATCAACGTTTGTTTCAAAGAAATCATTTGACACTATATTACCATTACTACCCGCGTGCGTTGCTGTTCTGTAAAACTTAAGAGTTTGACCCTGCGTTATTTGCGTAGAAGCAACTCCATCAAAACTCATCTCAACAGTATACGTCGATATTCTTAAAGGAGAGCCGATAGGATTGTTGTAGTATCCAAAATGGGCAACTTTAAGATTATTACCAGCACTATCTACAATATAAGCACCGGTACTAACATTGTAAACTAAATCACCAACTGTTATATCGTGCAATGGGCTTGTCGGATCGTCTGGGTAGTTTTGTGATCCGTGAGCTAGAGCTAACCTAGTGTTGTGAGATGTACTATAGCTTGAGTTATAACTACCAGCATATGCAGCGGTGGATGTGAATGGCTGTGCTAAAATTGAATCTGTAAAAGCTCTGTTTACTTTTAAAGAATGTCTATATTGATTAACACCGTGAGTGCTAACGTTGTTTATAGTGTATATTGTACCATCTGGATCGTCAGACCATCTAAAAGAGGTTCCTATTGTTCCTAGGTCTTGATATAATCCGTTTAACTCTGAAGATATATAACTGCTAACAGGGGTTGTTGTTACAATATCATCAACACCTGTTGGTTGATCACCTACGTTAGCTAATCTAAACTGACACTTGCTTTCACCAATTCTAAAACCATAACCAGCCTTAGCTCTGTCACCAACACCATAATCTTCACCGTGGTTTAAAACACCAGAATCGCCATAACTCCAAGCGCTGTCAATACACATGTACTGATCATCAGTATAGTCACCACCACCAACAGTTCCATCTAAATCAGAGTCTTCTAAAGTGTGGTATATAGGGTATAATTCATTAGAAAAAGCCCATTGCGCAGTGAATGGCGGAGTGTTTGTTGTTTGATTTTCAACAGAAGAAGAACCACCAGTATAAATTTGCGACCAACTGTACGTATCCAACATCCAAGTATTTCCATCGCTCATAACATCGGTTATTGATGAGTTTCCCGTGGAATGGTAGTCACCAACATTATCAGTACCAGTATTAAAAACGTGAGCCCAACGTATTTGTTTAGTATATTTTAAAGTGTAGTAAATTTCGTCTTTTGGTGCTGAAGAATTTAATATGTATTTTGTTAAGTTATCGTCTTTTAATATTTTAACAAAAAACTTGCCTTCAAACTCATCAGCGTATTCGTCAGTTACTTTTTCATAGTATTCTATAAAACAATTGTTAGTCTGAGCAGAAGATGTGCCAACAAAACCAGTGTCACCACCTATAGTTGTTTCTAAAGTTATATCGTAGTAATCATCACCATCACCAAAAAAACTATTTGTGTTTGAATCAACTCTTTCTATAGAACTTACTTTGTAATAGTTAGATATAACAACTTGATCGCTATTACCTATTCTTATATATTTATTACCTTGAGGTAGAGAGTATATGTCTTCTAGTTCGCTACCTACAACACTACTACCTCTTAATCTAATTATACTTGTGCCTAATAATGGAAAGTTGGTTGCGGGTGTGGTAGCTGTTCCAAAATCAACATCTGCTATTCTACCAAAAAGACGTTTTATACCAGTTATAGATTCTGGCGCATTGCTAGATTTTTCTAGAACTTTATATTTAACTGTTAAGTCTTCAGGGACTGAATCGTTAGAGTCGTGTACTTTTTTTAGAATTATAAAATCATCTTCCTGAACTTTATTAGCATCACTAGAAACAAAAGATAACCAAACATGCTCTCTAGTTTCTGCAGGATAAAACCTGTCTAAAGCCATGTTATAGTGATCGTTGTGTTTGTCGTGTACGTAATACTTGTAGTGAGTAGCCCACTCTTCTGGTCGCGAAGAAACTAAAGCTTCAAAAAAGTTACCTTGTTTAGCGTCTCTATTTTTTAATTTTATTTGCCTGTTGTCATTAGAAAAAACAGGTGTTTGTCTACCATATTTATCTAGTAAAGAAACTCCTAAATCATAGCTTCTAAAAGCTTTCATTGATTCTTTAGGTTTGTTATCTACTATATTGTTAGCAACGTTTTTAAATATATAGTCAAACTTTGCGTTGTCATTATTATAACCAACCATATCATACTGCTGCTTGTAGTTAGCATAGATTAATCTATTAGCACTTATTTCTTGCGCTTTTGCAGATTTAGGAACGTTATCATAAGGTCTTAGAAGTTGATTTGAAGGTAAAACAGCGTTAACAGTTTCAGAAGTTATATCTATATCTGAAAACTCTAACTCACCACCTCTTTTAGATAAGTAGTGGTATATATTTGTACTATCAGATTCTTTGTAAAGTAATTGAAACTCAGTAACATCTAAAGGCATTTTATCAAAGTTAACAAGCTTTAAAGACCTAAGATTATTTTGCATAGACACGTTGAAACCTCCTTGACCATCATACTCATAACCAGTAGTTGAGTTTGGTAGAAATGCTACTTTAGAAAAAGGTGATATAGCTGAATATTCACCATCAGAATACATCCACCTATAAGCAAACCTAGGAAACTTATCTTCAAATAAAGTTTCTCCTTTAACAATTTCACACGACCAAGTTATAGCCTCGTCTTGTGGTAGTTGAACTATTTTGTCGGCTATTGTTGTTATTTCGGCATTAAATACTTTTCTTGAAAACCCACCAAAAGTGTTTGTGCCTTTAAAACCAAACCCATTGCCAATAGTAGGGTCACATTCTTTAAAACTAAAGTTATTAACTCTTAAGTTTATATCATTGTCATTAGTGAAACCAGGCATTGCTTTTAGCTGGAAAGACGCAGAAAAAGTTAACTCATCACCAGTTCCAACACCACTAACATCATTGTTTGTTTTTATTTTATTACTTATTCTATGTATTACAAATGTATCGGCTGGCACGTTTGTACCTGTTACTCTCATTCCAGGCGTTATCATTTGACGTAGAGTACCAAGCGTTTGTGGTGCACCGGCTACTCCAGTAGCTGGTTCCATTTGCAAAACCTTAGCATCAACACCACTAAACGGTGTTGGGTATCTTCTACTTCCTGAACTAACATTACCTTTAAACCCGTAAGGATTTATAACAATACCGTTTTCAGTTTTTGTGTCTTTAGTGTGAATGTAAAAGGTGCAAGTTTTTATTCCACTTGTGCTAGTGTTTAAAGTATGAAATGTTAAAACATCATTAGCGTCAAGATCCGTACCACCAGGAACGTTACTTAACGTTAAGGCTCCACCAGATATTGCAGAAACCTTACCAACATCAGTATCCTCATGTCTAACCTGCATACCAACTTCTATACCTGCGTTTTCCCTAGTAAGAGTAATGCTTGTTGCATTAACCCCAGGGTTACCACTAACTATAGCTGATGTTTCTAAGTTAATATCATAACCAAAATGGTTTACACCAGCAGCTCCACTTGCGCCTCCAACCGTAATTTCACCCCTTATAGAACCTTCAACATAGCTAGCCATGTCAAATTGAACTTCTATTTGGTAGGTTTTATTTGTTTGAAAGAAATCCGCGTTTGGTGATATTTTGTTTTTTGGTAGTATTGCAAATAATTTTCTAGCACTTAAGTCAGTGCTGGCAAATTCAAGGTAACCACCACTACCCGTTGTGTTAGTTACTACACTGGTTACAAGATCACCAACATCACCAAAAGGTGTTATTTTCATAGTGAAAAGTTCCCAGTCATTTGAACCTGCAAAAGTTTTATTGTCAGAGCTACCAATTTTTTCACTTCCAACGTTTGCAATAGCATTAGCATGTGTTGCTGGCTCCATTAAACTGGTAGTACTTATTACCTCGTCTAAAAGTTTAACTTTAACTTCTACCTCTGGGTCTTCGTTACCGGCAGCTAATGGGTTTGGAGCTACTAGTTTTATAATGTCACCAGTTAAAAAGTTTGGTTGACCATCAAACTGCAACTCTTGTATTCTCATAGGTCTACCAAGTAAACCACTTGAATTTGTTTGTCCGTCTATTAAACCTGTTTGAGCTTCACAGTTAGTACCTACTTTTTTTGGTAAAATTTTATCTCCTAAAGTTCTATAACACCAAAAAGATTCATTTTTAAAAGCGTTTAACCAATACCTCATCTCAATAACAGAACCGCTAGGTATAACAGACTCTAAGTCATAAGGCAGGTGAATACAATGGTTTTCATAATCAACCCATCTTATAGGATTTCCTCCAAGAGTAGAGTGCACTATTTGAACACCATCAACTAAAACTGTCATACCACTAGAAACAGATCTCCAGTCTTTGTAGTGAATACCATCTTGCATTATGTTGACTGTAGGGGTAACTACTGGTGAAAACCTTATTATTCGCTGTCCAATTTCAGCCTGCTCAGAAGAAGGTCTTTGAAAAATTTTGTTATGTATAACTTTGTTTCCAGAACCTCTAGCGTGAATACCACCCCACGAACCGTAAGAAGTATTAACTGGAGTTGTAAGAGATGCTGTTATTTTACCTGTTCTAATAGACTCTGCCATTTCTAAATTAGGAGAGTTTAAAGGGTATTTTTTTATAACAGTTATGTCTTTTTCTGTAACAGTATCAGCTTTTCTAAATCCATTAATTTTTAAAACTGTTGTTCTATCAAAAAACCTGGCTTGATCGGTATTACAACCAGATTTCATTGATTCTATATTTATTTTTTTAGGTTCGTTAACACCATCCGTCCAAAACAACAAGCCATCTAATACGTTTATAGCCGTAATTTTTGTATTAACGTCAAACTTTAAAAACCCATCGTCTTTAAATGTAACATCAAAACCATCTACAAAACCTCTATAGTCATCAATAGTAATTGAGTTTGTTGATGTGAAAGTTAGCTCTTCAGCTGCCGCTATTGTACCACCTGGAGCTCCACTTAGTGTTAAAGTGGTACCAGCTATAGTTGATACTGTAACATTGTTTGAAATGTTTGTACTTGTAACGGTTTGGCCAGCTCTTATATTGTGGTTAGCGCTAGAAAGATTTACAGTTGTAGAGTTCGATGTAGAAGATCCGTTTGCTTGAGTTGTACTTATGTTTTTTTGTTTAACTTTAGGGTAGAAACCAGGAGCATCATCACTAGTAACGGCATCCATACCTATTCTTACGTTGTTAAATAAACCGTTTGGACTGTCTATAAAAAAAGTATCATCGTCACTACCCATAACACCATTAACATTTGTTGCAACGCTTTTAACATCTATAAGAATTGGAACTGCAGTTTGCTGATCTGGGAAATATTCTACAATAGCATTTACATCCGTGCCTGCTATAAACCAAATAACACTTGTAGAGCCAATAGAATTGTTTGGGTATAAAACAGTACCAACACATTTAGCGCCTAGTATACCGGTGTTAGATTTAACTAGGTTACCATAAGAATTTTGCGCTGACCCAACATCACTAGCTTCTGAGTTAGCAATGTCAATGTTCAACGCATCTCTGTATTCATTCTTGGGTACTAATCTCTCGTCGAGATCTTTATTCATCTTCCCCGACGTGAAAGTATTTTTAATCTCAGGCATATACTAGTGTTTTATTTGCTTAGACTTCCCTCTAAGTATTTGAGTTAATTCTTCTATTTTTAGATTTGATAATCTTAGTTTAGCTGTTCTTACGGCTGCGAATTTTTGTTTTTGGAATCTTCTAACTATATACTCTTGTATGTTAGATCTTGTACATAGAATAGCGTATGCTATACACTTATACATAGCTTCTTCTGCAAATTTGTGAACTTGCATTTCAGCATCAGTGCCTAAGCTATCGCTTATATACTTTAAGGTTACAGTTTTTTCTGAAATATTAGAACTAAAATGTATATTTCCTGACAACTCATCAATATAAAACGACCCATTAGTTTGAGCGTGTGCAGGGTCTAAACCATATCTTTCTCCTCTATTTAAATCATAATTGTCTGTATTGTGGTTGTAGTTGTAATCATCATTACTGTTTTGCCCAGAACCAGATTTGTAGGCTTCCCAAGTTTTAGAGTCAGCATTATACTGTAACTCATTACCACTTAAAGTATAAGACCCATCAGTTCCTTGAATTATTGATTTTGGATTAGAAGTTTTTATAGCAGGATACAAAACACGCTCTACACCAGCCGTGTCATGCCAAGTAATCTTTACATAATTAACATAGTCTTGTGGTAAAATCATTTTTAAACTAGCAGGTACTATTATTTCTTGTGCCTTAGTTGATTTTAACGTATCAAAAGAAAGCTCTTGTAAAGTTCTTTGAGCATGAAAAGCAACATCAGTTCTTTTAATTTTTTGTATTAATTTATCTTCCCCTACGTAAGCAACCATAAATTGATCTATAATGTTATCAAGAGAAGTAAACTGATAATTTCCTAAAGTACCACCTTGATAGTCTGCTTGTGTTTGATTGTCTAGTAATCCCATTTATTATTGTTTTTCTTGTTGTTGTTGCCTTGCATCTTCTTGGCTACCTATACTGTAAAGTTCACCGCCTAAAGATATACCGCTTAATGCTAATATTTTGTACACTAAAGATATTTCTTCTGAAGCGTGTAACTCAAAATCAGTAGATGATGCACTGTTGTATAGTGCTGACCCATTTATTTCTGTATACCCCCAGTTGACACTAGCAGGTCTTTTAATATAATTGCACTTAATATCTCCTGATGCAAACGTAATAGTTACCGACCCTCCAGTTTGCGCGTCTTTATCAATAGTTAAAACAGAACCAGATATTGCAGTGATTTTTGTATCAGCTAAAAGGCTTCCTTGAGTAATAGTTTGGCCAACTTTTATAGAAGTTAAGTTTGATCCAGTTATATTTATTAATCTGTTATTACTGTTGTGCCTAAGAGAACCTGTTGATGTGAAAAATACAGCAGCACCGTTAGTACCATCACCATAAGGATATATTTTTACTTTAGTTGCACTTACTCTTAAATAAACAGGTCTTTGAGTTGTTGGTTTAGCTAAAGGGGATTGACCATAAGTCACTAACTCATCTTCTGTTATTTCTTCTATTATTCTAGTAGTGTCAGTAGTGTTGTAAGATAAAAGATTATCTAACCTGTAAACATCAGTTGGAAGTGTACCGTCACCATAAATATTGCCAATTACAACAGGTTGATGTCTTCTTCTAAATATACTTATTTTTTCTTCTAACAAATGAACAACATCAGCTCTAGGTGTTTCATCTCTAGGCATTCTGCTGAACTGACCTGCATCGTAAAAATATTGTTCAAATATTTCCATCTGCGCTTGATTAGCGAATAAGTTAAACTCCTGAGGTGTTATATAACCCCTTTGTTCTTTATTAGCCATAGCTAATACTCTTTGATACACTGTGTCTACACTTACCGCCATATATTTTTTTGTTTTGTAGTTTGCAATCGCCCCGTAGAGCGACTGCTTCTACAAGGTTTTTACTTTAATTGTTTTTCTATATTCGAATATATTTCCATACCTTCATCAGTTTTAAACCAAGCGGCTAAAGCTGAATACGGATGCTCATCAAAAGGAACATTTAATAGTTTTCTATCATTTGATCCCCACATAAAAGTTCGTTGATCACTAGATATTTTTAATATACCCATTTCAGTAGCTTTAATACCAAAATTTCTTAACATAACGTTGTCATCATTTAAAAGATCTAATAATAACAAAGGATTGTTACGAGCAAATAGTAACAAATCTCTTTTAAGTTCCTTAGAACTCATCTGTGTTACTTTAGAACCAATCTCTGCTCTCATAATAGCTTCTGCCATGTCAATATCCATTTGTCTAGCCGCTAATATTGCGTCAGCTTCTAATTCTAACATTTCTATTTCGTCAGCTGCTTCAACCTCAGGCATATACTCTTCATAGATATTATCTCTGTGAGGGTGGTATAAAGATAATAGTTTTTGTAACACTGTTTTTTCTTTAGGAACATGTAAAGCTCCGTTTCTAAATATAATGTGATCTAATCTTTGATCACCTTTCATTTCGTCGACAAAAGGAGTTCTTTGATTTGAAGTGTGTTTAAGTTCTCTTTCGTAACCTTTTTCTTCGTCAAACCAATATATACTAGAAGATTTTAACATATAAGACAGAGGTTTAGTGTTACTTTTTAAATTGTAAACCCTATCTTTTATTTGCCAAGTTGGTTTTTTAGGTTCAACTTTTACTTTTGGTTTTTGTGTTTCCTTAACCGTTACTTTTTCTACATGCTCATCTCCAGGGTCTCCCTGGTATGAAGCTTTTGTTTTTGTTTTTGTTTTTGTTGCCATAATATAATATAATAAAAATTAATAAAATAAAAGGACCGAGGCCGAAGCCCCGGTTCTTTAGTATAAACAGTGCTTATTTCATTAACATGAAATTGTTAGCACCTTGAGTAATTAAACATCTTTCAGTTAACATGTGTAATTGCATTGCATCTAAAGCAGATGTAGCAGCTCCAACTGAACCAGTAGTCCAAGTTTTCATTCTTCTATCATCAGTTTGAGAAGCTCTGTACCTTACATGTAGGAAAGGTTTTTTCATACTAGCTCCAACAGTTTGATCGTAAACTGAAGAAGTACCAGCAGGAATCATAACCCCTCTAATAGCATTTGCAGCGTTAGCAGCGTTAATACCACCTCTTGTAGCTTTGTCATTTAAGTATCTCATGTCAGACTTGTAGAAATCGTAAGATCCACGTCTGAAACCAGCAAAACCTAAATTTAATGCCATACTTTCGTCGTTGTTAAATACTCCGTAAGAAGTACCACCAGCACCGTAAGAATTCATTGAAGCTAACATATCATCCATTGCAAGAGACGTAGCTCTGTCAACAAACATCATATACTCTTCAATAGCACCTTGCTTGTCAAATTCTGCTAAGATAGCGTCGAATTCAGCTAAATCAGTTGCAGCGTTAACACCAGTAACACCAGTAGTAACATTACCTCTTGACTCAATAGCAGCGAATAAACCTTCAGTACCAACTTCTGTACCTGCATGCCCTAAGTGTGTGTCAACTACGTTGCTACCTGCAGCATCACCTTTAACAGACTCTAGCATAGACATTTCAATATAGTCATTAAAACGAGCTCTAGTATCAGACTCAGCTTTTAAGTACCATAAGTAACCACCTTGACCACCTTCAGTTGAAATTTCTACCCAACCAATTTTTGAAGCATCAGATCCTGAGATCTCATAGTAATCCTTCATAATAATAGGCTTGTTAGTAAAAGTTTTAAAGTCAGGCTCGTTAGCAGAGTGAGAGTTAACATTTCTATCAGCAGCAGTGTTATTAGAATAAGCAGTTCCTTTTCCATATTCAGAACCATAAACTAATAAAGTTGTTGCTCCAGCAGTTGTTAACTGAGCTATTGTTACAGCATTGTAAGCTTTAACTGTAATAGCAGCTCCTGTAATTGTAGTAACAATACCTTTAAAAACACCGTTTACATTTGCAATAAGAACAGTATCATTAACTCTAACACCGTGGTTAGCAGATACGAAAGTTGATCCCGCGTCGTTGTTACCATCTATATCAGAAGTAACAGTGAACACGTGGTCAGCTGACATATTACCTTTGTAAGATAAATGTAGTCTTGACTGCTCAGACCAAACTACTTGGTCAGCTGTCATAGCCTCTTCAGCTCCTACTTGTGCAAGAAAACCTGAAATAGTTCTCGGTCCGAAAACTTCAGCTTCTTTTTCCATAAGATCTGGTACATATTGTTGCCCCCATCCAGCGTTTGTGCCAGAAGAAAGGTCTAGGTAGTTTGTTGATAATGCAACCTTCTGTGAAGCAGGTACACTATTTAATAAACCACCAGGGTTTGAAATTGCCATAATTTTTAATTTTTAAATTTATAATTTATTTATTGTTTTTAATTTTAAACTTAAAGCTAGAAGAATCATCGTTAAGCACTCTTACTTTTGGTCCGCTAGTATTATCGTTTGAAAACGATTTTCTAGGATCCATACTTACATTTTTGGCTTTAGCAACACTTTCTTTTAAAGCGTCTACTTTACCTTGTTCGTAAAAGTGGTTTGCAATAGCATCAGGATTCATAGCTGTGAATAAAGATTTGTGGTAACCTTTAGCATCTGACAATGATAAATTTTCATCTAAAAACTTTTTAGTAAAATTATTTAAATCGCTTTGAGCTTCCTTTATTTCAGTAGTATTCTTAACATTAAACCTATATTTTTTCTCCCCGACGTTGTATTCAAAACCTTTGAATTTGTCGTTAAAAACTTTATCAGTTTCTTTTTGAAAAATATCTGTATTTGTTTTTGCTAATTTTTGTGTCTCTTCCGTCTCCTTGTTGTATCTATTAAAGAAGTTCATTGCTTTCTGTTGTTCAGGCGTTAACCTTGAACCTGCTTTAATTTCTTCATAGTATTTAGACTTTTGCCCGTCTAAGTGGCTTTTAGCGCTGGCAACTTGCTCTTTAAGCGCTATTTTTTTCTTTTTAACATCTCTTTCTTCATCAACGTCTTCATCAAACGAAAATGAGTCTTCAATTAAAAACTCTATTTCTTCTGAGTTTAAATGAGATTTTGTTTGTTTGTAGTACTCTCTAAGAATTGTCATATCATCATAACTAGAAAAGTCTTGATTAAGTTTTACGTAATCCTCTAATGTACCACCAGTTTCTTCCATGAAATCTACAACTTTTTGTAAATTTTCAGGCAGAGCTTTTCCAGTTTCTTTAGCTTCTATTATTTCTTCTGCTAGTTCTTCTGTTTGCTCCTTGACCTCTTCTTCAGTAATTTCTTCTAATACTGGAGCTTCTTGTGTTTCAGCTTCCGGTTGTACTTCTTCTTGTTTTTCTGTGGACTCGGCATTATCAAGCTCTGTAACCACTCCCTCGTTGACAGGGTTATCTTTTTCAACTTCATTTTCTTTTGGTGTTGGGGGTTTATCTAAATTTACTTTTACAACGTTATCATCAGTGTTTTCTTCTTGTTCAGATACGTTTACTTTTGTAACCTCTTCGGTTACGTTATCTAATTTTTCTTCCATAATATAATATAATAATAATTAATAATTTTAACTAGGTTCGAAACCACCTAAATCAAAGCTTCCTAAGGTATCATTACCTGCAGACTCAAAGTTTTTAGGCCCTTTGTCCGTATTTCTTTGATCTATCATTTCACTTTGTTGAGTAGCTTGAATTTTAGTCCTTTCGTCTTTACGATCTTCTTTCTTGTTTTCTTTTTGTTGTACAACTTCTGCTTCTTTAGTTTTTAGCTGCATATTCATGTCAAACTCCATTTGCATGAGTTCTTTTTTGTACATAACTTCTTGCTGCATTCTAGCTGACTCCATTTCAGATTTCATTTGCTCCATTTGCATGTTCTGATCTAAAAGCGCTTGGCTTTTTTGTATTTCAGCTTGAGCAGCACCTTGAGCAGCTTGTTGATTTGTTTGTGACTGTAACTGCATGTTTCGCTCTTGAATTGCTTGATCTTTTGCTTGCTTCTTTTTTCTACGTATTTTGAGTAATTGATTTGCTAGCTTAATATTTTTTATTTCTCTAAGATCAATAGCATCTTCAAGCTCTATATTTTGCTGTTGCAAAGCCATCTGTATGTTGTTTTCTAACATAGCTTTTTCTTCTTCGTCTGGTTGTAGCTCTATAAAAATACCAAAATCATAAAGATGAAGATCTTTCAACTCCTCTAACGTGCCAACGTTGTGAGCTCCTATTTGCTGTATAAAAGCGTCTTTAGTTGGTGAGTACTCTATAACGTCTGATATTCTAAGAGACAAACATTCTGCTGTTTCTGAAGTTAAATATATACCTGACTGTAATATATGTCTTGTTGCTGTATTTGAATTTGCTGCTGCCATTTTTTGTATACCTACTAGAGCATTTTTATCAGGCGTGCTACCATCTCTAGCTTCGTTAAGTCCAGTTACATCTCTTATCATTTGTAAATAATAATTATACGTACCTATTAAACTTTGCATTTTAGCACCACCATTTCCAGACTGTATTTCTTGTATTGGTACTTTTCCAGGGTTTTGATCTCCTTCAGAAGTAAATGATCTACCAATAATAGAACCTGTTTGGAAAAACATATTTAAAGCTTCTTGTGGGTTGTAGTTTGTTCCGTTACCTAAATCTATTTCAGCTAAACCATCAGCATCTAAATATATACCATCTGGCACCATACGAGATAGTACTTGTTGAAGTTTTAAGTGTGTGAGTTGTATCATATCAGCAAAACCTGTTATACGTTTTACTAAAGACTCTATTCTACCTTTGTACATTCTTGGAGCAACTATAGAGTAGCTCATTTTAACTTTTGTGTGATCACTTTTAGGTCTTAGCATGTTTTCAGCTAGCTTCCATTTAAGTAGTTTTTTAGTGCCTAGTATTAAAGCACCCTCATAAACACATTCATATTTTTTGCCTAGTTTTTCAAAGTTAGTGTTTTTATCGTTTGGTGGGTTAAATTTATCAGTTTTTTCTATAGCCTTGTCACCACCACTTCCTGTTTGTTTTATTTTGTATACTTCGTTTTTATAAGTTTTGTAATTAAAATAAAGGACTTGAAATTTACTACCATCTTCTTCTCTTGAATTACCACTACTGTTATTGTAGTTTGTTTTATAATAACTATTTTTTTTAGTTATTTCTTCTAAATCAGAAGATGTTAAGTCTGGAAATTGTTTTATTAACTCATTTATAGGAATATCTTTAACTTCCCCTACGTAATATATATCATCAAAATAAGGAGATTCTGTATATGAGTAAACCAAATTAGCCGGGTCTACATAATCTATAGTTATACCTTCAGAAGTATTAAAGTTTGTTTTAACAGCGCCAATACCTAAAACTGTTAAATCATAATAAAATTGTTTTTTAATTAACTCGTATTTATTTCCGTCAAACAAAACATTCAAAGCTTGTTCTTCAGCTAGCTCTATAGATTGTTTATAAGACAATTGCATGTGTAAGTTTAGTTCTTCTTGAGTATCTGGAAGCTCTGTCATTTCACTTTCCTTAAGGTTTAAACCCATTTCTTTAGAAGCAACCTCGTTTATTTCTTTGTTTTGAATGTCTTTTATAGCAGCATTCATAAACTCTGTTCTTTTGGCTATACCATAAGGATCTTGAGAATATGCTTTTATATCATATGTTCTTTCAGAAATACCATTAACAACTATATCAACAAACTTAGATATTATAGGAACTGGCGTCCAGTCTAAATTAAGATAAGATAAATCACCGTTTATAGACAGCTCATCTTTATATTTTTGTATTGATTGTTCTCCTCTAGCGTATAGTCTAAGGTTGTGGAAATTATTAGTGTTAGTTTTATACTTATTACTTCCGTTCTCTATACTAAACCATTCACGCTCTATAGCTTTTGCAACCTTTAAACCATAATCTAAAGATTGTTTTTCGCTATCGCTAACCGTTTGTTTTGGAAAATAATTATTTATAACAGACTCTGCCATATTTATTTTTTGATTAATTTAGATGTACCGCCCTTGTTTTCATACCTAGCAATACTTATGTTTAGTTTTGGTTTTTGTACTGGTGCGTTGGGTCTATATAGATGCCTGTTGTTAGCCATTATAGCTAAACCAGAACTTATAGAGGCATCATGTTTAGTTCTTTTGTTTATATCAAATCTAGACCAATCGTTTAAAAGCTCATTAAAATAACAATCTCCAAAAGATCCATCTTGCTGTATACCTACATGAGCTTGTATATACATTTCTATTGCTGCAGCGTGAGCTTGTTTTATATCTTCACTTGAATTAGGTATTCCGCCTACTTCTTTTTCAGCTACAGATAATTTGTTCCATATTTTATCAGGTCTGTTCATACTAAAACCTCTATAACCACGTCTTCTAAAATAATACAATAGACGAGGTTTATTGTTCTCTGCGAGTAAAGGCATCCCGTAAAACACACAAGCCATTAGAACGTCTTCAAAGAATATCTCTGCAGTTTGTGGTCTTGCTAAGTATTCTAAAAAAAAGCTATTAGCTGGAGCATCTTCCATACTAAATTTAGTTAAACCGTGAAGTGCGCCTTTAGAACCTACACCATCTACAGTTCCTGATATATCGTAGCTATCACATCCAAAAGCACCCATATGCTCATTACCAGGCCATTTAACTCCATTTTTAATAACACAATTGTTTTGTATATTTACTGGTGGAACCCAGCTCACTTTAAATCTACCTTTTTTATCTGGGTAGAATATAACTTGACTATCTTTTATACCGTTAACCCATTGAAAATTACCTACAGTAACTCCTAAAGTGTTAGACATTTCTTCGTTATAATCTATTTGTTCATATATTTTAACTAAGTTAAATATACTTCCAGCAGCTTCGTCTCTAAACGCGTGCTCTGTTGTTCTAGGAAACTGTCTATAAAATTCGTTTAAAGCATCTTGATCTCCTTTTAAACCATCAGCTTCATTTTGCCAGTTCTCTACAACACCTATGTCTATCAGCTCTCCGTGTGGGTCAAAGACATCATGGTCTGGATTATCGAAGACTGGAATTCCGTGTTCATCAATAAATCCTTCGTAGTTCCACTCCATTGGGATAAAAAGAGAATATAAACCAGACGCTGTCTGT